ATCAGCAGTGTTGGCCTGTGTCCTGACAGTCTTGGTGGTCATCGTTGTGGTGCCAGTAAACAACTTGTTATTACCGGCACTGATGGTCTGATTGCCACCGACATCGATCATCTCAAAGATAAATTCTACAGCGTTAGCGGCACCTAAGTCTGTGTTGACTGCTGTGTTTACAGGTGTCCAGCCACGCCTAGCCCCAATACGACCATACCTATCGATGACACAATTCTGTGCCTTCAGAGCATAGCCTGAAGACAACTGAATACTGCTTTCTTGCGTGTTTAGGCCTAGAAAGCCCGGAGCAGCAATAGTAGCGGTCTGTATTCTTTTCATTAAATGGAACCCCAGATGAGTTCTTCAGGATAACGATTAGCCTCAGCAGCTATGTGGTCTGATAGAGACTGGCGGTATAACTCATAAGCCTCAGCACTGTTTAGCCCATTGTCCTCACCACGCTCATTCAAAGCCTTGGCATAGGCTAGGAAGATCACAGGCTCTGATGGAACCTTGATCTGTGTTGCTGAGGCGGTAAATTCTGCCTGCGGCTTAATGACGTTAAAGTAGATGTCATAGACACCATCAGGGATAGGATAGAGGTCTACCTGTGTATCTCCGTTGTTGTCTACACCGTTAAAGTTATAACGATCAGGAGCACCAACCAAGACTGTGCCGCTGTTTAAGAACAACTCATCCATCTTCCTGGTTGTCTCATAGTTTAAGAACCAATCAGACTGTGAGTTAATAACATCGATGACCTTAAACCGCTGACCAATACCAGTTAGCACATAGTTAAACAGGTTAGCAGAGGTAGTTACCGTCAGTGTCTCTGACAGAGCATTCCAAGTATAGGCATCTTCAACCTGCCGTTTAGCATCGTTGATGAACCTACCAATAAGTTTAGAATAGGCGTTGTCAGTAACGGCAGTAACCTCTGGCTCACGCAAGCGAACCAAGGTTTCATTGACAAGTTCTAAGTAAGTTTTGTTTGCCATTTAGCAATCCCATTTCTTTAATGCTAAAGCCTTCCTTGTTGGTCTGCCCTTAGAATCCTTCATAGGCCCAGGAACACCACTCATACGGGCACAGAAAGACTTTCTACGAGCAGCCTTCTTAGGAGACTTTGCAGCCTCTTTAGCGGACACTGGAGGCTTCAGGTTAGCGCCTTCCTTGTTCTTAAAGTATGCCCTGCCTTTGGCGTTTAAGCCACCTTCTGGGTTCTGATATACTTTCTTTACCATTATTTCTTCGCAGTCTTCTTAGCTTGTTTAAAGGCCTTAGCAGTGGGAGCACCTTTGGAGCCGACCTTACGCATCTTCTCACCAGATCCCGCAGCTATCCGTTTGCGCTTTGCATTGATGTTGGCATAGAGGCCGGGCTTCATTTCTTTGCCTTTGACTTTGCCTTACGAGCAGTAGACAGAGCAATCGCAATTGCCTGCTTCTGTGGCTTACCAGCTTTCATCTCTTTACGAATGTTCTCAGAGACGGTCTTTTGTGAGTATCCTTTTTTGAGTGGCATTATTTCATCCTCTTTGCTTTTTTCTCTTTTGCTTCCATAGCCTTAGACTCTGAACCTTCGTGCATCTTCATGCCCTTAGCAGATTTGTAGCCTTCTTTCTTGGCATAGGACTCGGCTGCTTTTTTACCTTTAGCAGTGTATGGGAACTTCTTCTTTCCGACCATTGGCATACTATTCTCCTTAGAATTGGAATTGAACTGCGGTTTCAGGTACAAACTCTACTGTTGCTATGTAGGTTACTGTGTTGGTGCTAGAGTTTTGTACACGAATCTGGTCACCAGCCTGCATTACTACTTCGGCATTGCTTAATAATATGTACTCACCAGCGCCTAAGTTCTTACCGCCAACAATGAAGTATTCAGTGCTGGTAGAAGAGTCATACCAGTAGACCTTCGGAGTATCGTTACCAGTAAGACTAATTACATACATTACCTGCCAAAGACCGCTATTCTTCGTAGGCACCGTAAGAATAGTTTCCTTGGTAGTAGTAGTCTTAGTTGTAACTGCTGAGACTTTTCTGCTCATATTAACCTATTTTAAGAACTAAGCTGAGTAGTAAAACTACGATGAAACCAGTAGTACCAAGAAGGATCTGTTCTAGTCTCTTTAGCCTAGCGTTGATGCCTGCATAGCGTTCAGCGCAGACTGCTTCATGGGTATCAAGTTGATTTTTAACTTGGTCTGTTGGTGACATCACTATCTCCACTTAGGTCCTTCCATCCAGGCCACTAATGAGTGTCTAGTGCCTTTGGTTACGGGGTTTACCTTATGAACCACAAAGGAGGGAAACACTAAAACAGTTCCTTGTGTCTTAAGGTGCTCTTGTTTAGGGGCGCTGAGATGTAACGGCTGCATCTCAAACTCTCCACCTTCATACTCTTCTGGGCTAGACAGTTGGCACACTAAAGATAACTTTCTGTGTACTTGTCTACCATCATCCCAGTTTACATCATTGTGCCAATTATAATAACCTTGGTCTTCTGCGTTGTACTCTGTAAACTGAATCTCATTTAAGTGCCACAACTCAGATCCAAAGGCATTATGATTGGCAATATGAAATAAGTTTGTTATCTCATGGTACAGCCAACCAAGGTCTTTATTGTCTCTAGCGATCCACCTAACCTTACTTCTACGAACCTTAGTGTCTACATTAGAGCCTTGGAAACCTATTACTGCATCCTGCGGTTCTATCTCTTTTGCTTGCTCTATTATGGTGCTACAAAGTTCTTTAGGATACCTCTGCTGCCACATCTGCCACATTGCGTTCATTGGGGCCAGTTCTGTGAACCTACAACAGTAATCAATGCTTCTACATCTGCACAGCCTGTGATGGCTGCTTCGAGTCTATCGCACTCAGCCACGATAGCGGCTCTCTTGGCAGCTACGGCGGTAGGCACATCAATGTTACGCTCTGCCTTACGAACTACCATCCAGTCTGTCTGGGCAAGCATAGAACCTGCGGTCTGCTTAACCTGAGCAGTCCATTGGCTCTTGAGTCCCTTGGTCACCAGACGGTCTGTGGAGTCAACCATCGCAGGTTGTCCGTTGACCACACCCAAGACTTTGACATACATGGGGTTGCCGTCTTGGTCTACTTCTTCACGGTCATTTAGAAGTTTGGGATTGCCTACTCCCCAGTAAAACCGCTGGTCATACTGCTCTGGGTCTGATACCTCTACGATGCCTAGTTGCTCACGCAGAGCAGGCTCTCGTAAGTGAGGATAGCGTACTCCATTGATGGTGACTTCAGAATCTATTGAGATTGGGTTGCCATTGAGTTGAAACATTTGTTACTCCTATCGAGCTAAAGCGTACTTGAAGGGTGATTCCGCAAAGGCTGCGTAAATGTAGGTTGCTCCGTTTGTGTTCATGTCACCAGCAAATTGCCTCAATTTAAATCCATTGCTAACAAAGTCAATTCGTGTATTAGCATCGGTATATTCAGAATCAGAATTGTTAGGAGATAATTTGTAAATCATCACGTTAGATGGGTCTCTTGCAATATCAAAAATACGCCAATTAGTAGATGAATTAGAACTGGATTTCATCATTACAAACCTTGGCCTAAACCCCGTGTAAATAAATGGCCCGTCCGTAGAGCCATTGCCCACATAACTCCCGAACGAAGAATAGTTTGCTACTGCGGCAAACACATACGCCACGCAACTATTTCCGCTTGGGTTTGTTGCCGCAGTTCCTCTGGTTGTAAATGTTGTGGAACTTACTCCACTAATATTATCTGCATCGGAAGTGCTGGCATCGGTAGTATTCAAATACAACGTACTTGTTACACCAGAAGTTCCATAAATAGCAGTATGCCAAACACGCCAATTTGCAATAGAACCATTCCGGCGTTTTTGAATAACCATTGCTGGTGTAACGCCCAACCCGTGACCTACGGTAGCACCATCAACACCGTTACCCGTATAAGTAACAACAGAGAACCCGCTAGTAGTGTTTGCGCTGACTGTACTGGTAATAGTGCCAGCCGTGTTAGAGGAGCCAGCACCGCCTGCTTTCCATTGCCATCCTACAAAAGCATCGCCACTAATGTTTGTATAAAAATTATCGCCAAGGCCGTTTGCTGGTAGTGAAAAACCATCGCTGTTAAAGGATGACACAAAACTTCCTGTGTATTCAGAAGCGGTTGAATCAGAAATTAATGCTTTATTAACGCCTCTAACTGCATCAACCAAATCATTTGATGATGCTCTTGACCTATCTTTAATCCACACAAAATCCGGTTGCATTGACCCGCTATTGGTAATATTTCTACTAGCGTTATTACCCGTCCATATCGAAACATCAAAGTAATCATTTGCCTGTGTCGTGCTAGTTGCACCGATGGTCGGCGTAGGCAGATTAGTTGTACACAATGCCTTAAAGCCAGAGGGGGCTGTGTAGGCAAAGGCACGTTGACCGAAGTTGACTTGTATCTTTGCAGTCTGTAAACAAAATAGCGGGAAGTATGTACCAGAGGGCAGGCTTGAGAACATTGTTCCCTGAGAAGAACCGTCTATGTAAACGGTAATTGTGCCTCCATCCAAGTCCAAGGCAAACCCTATTGTTTTGTTTAGCAGGTTTGTATTTGGGCCATAGTTAGTAGTTGTTGTTCCAGCACCAGTACCCTGCACTTTGTTTGTATCGGCAGTACCATCGTCGTAATACTGAAAAGTGTACGCACCTAATGCCCTGAACCCGTCCGAACCGTTTGTTGGATTGTTTGTTATTCCTAACAAATTCCCTGCCGCAGTAACTTCTGTACAGAATACTTCCCAATACCATTTACCAGAACTAACACCTATCGTTCCACGAAGGTCTCCAGAACTTGAAGAAGGCCCACCCAAATCAAAATCTAGGTTGCCGTTTGTGATGGTATAAGTATCTGCATTATTCTTTGTTAACGGATTTAACGTACAGTAATTCCCACGCACCTCACCACCAACACCTGTGTCTGTACCGTATGCCGTAGGTGTATCTACTAGCGAGTCATTGCCAACACCAGCAGTCACCGAGAAGTTATTCGGTGTCCAGTTGTTACCGTTGCCTGAGCTGTCCTTGCCTAGCGTTGTGCTAGTCGTGCCAGAGTTGTCTGCAAACTTCAGGAAGAAGCCATTAGTGCCGTATGTGCCAGAGTAAGCCTTGGGCTTCCATACACCTGTGGCAGAATCAGTTTCACCAAAGTCTGATGGGGTCTTAGCAGAACCGTCAATGAAGTTGACCTCGGTTAGGTAGCCGTTATGGTAACGACCGTTTCCTCCGTCTTGTCCTATATAATGAGCAATGTTGTTATTAGCATCACTATCAAAATTTAATGATGGATATGTAGTTGTGGCTAAAGTTTGCAAAGTACCATTTACATAAATTTTAATTCTATTTGAATCTGTGGCTTGTGTTGTGTCTAAAGCAACAACAATGTGATACCAAGCAGATGGGTCACGCAATAAAGCGTTTGTTTCCACACGCCAGTCGTAAGCCGAAGAATAGTTAAATACTTCAAATCGACCATTGTCTCCGTTCTCTCTGAATTGAATCAAAAAGAAATTATTTCCATCAACATAAGCCGAAAACAAAGAATTTGTTGTTGCTGAATTACATCGTTTAACCCACCCACTCCAAGTCCAAGTCTTACGGTTTCCAGCAGAGCCAGGAGTCCTATTCAGATACGTACTATCCGCAGAGTTAAACCGCAGACTGCGCTCTATGTTATAGCCAGTGACTGGGCCAATGCCCGTAG